TAAGAGTGAAGGTTGCCGATGTGTTTAATATAATCACCTATGTTATGGTCTGAAAAATTATCAATCTTACCCTGTTTTAATCCCATCCAAATACCACGCCAACGATCTTTAAAGCGTTGCCAACCAGTATGAGTGCGTAGTTTACCATATGCGTTCAAATAATGTTCTGTGCCATGATGTCTAAAACCCATAAGTAATAAAGGAACCCTGCACACTATATCATTATTGTTTACCCATCTATGATGTTCTACATTAATAGTATTACAATAACCACTCCAACCAACTCTAGGTGAACCATACGTATAAAGTTCAACAGGGTTACCAAGTTCTTTTTGATACCAACATCTACTTGCCATAACAGTTGCCATTGCGGCCCCTAAGCTATGTCCACAAAACCATAAGTTTTTATCTTGATTTACTTTTCTAGTAATGTCTTCTAACACCATTGGCCATAACGTATCTACTTCGTCTTTGAATCCTTTATGCACACGTGATACAGTTTCGCTTATAACGGGGAGAGCATTTGCATCAGCCTTTATGTCATTGTACTCTGTTGGTTGTGTTCCTCTACAAGAAATTACAAGATCATTCTTACTCATAAATCTATAAGATTGTGCTCCAATCTTATTATAAAACTCTGTTGTTGTAAAACCTAATTCTTTTGCCGCTATTCTTGCATCTTCCTCACCTAAATATGCTATTTGAGAAAGTTTTGCAAAAAGCAACGAACGTTCTTTAAACGTTAATTTTTTAATATCTGTTGCCATATTGCCCTCCGTTGTCAATATTTATCAACTTAAACACTAAATACAGTAAGTACAAAGGGACGAATATGAAAAAACGCACTAGAAGTATACTTGACGAGCTTAATAATATACACAGTAGCCAAGATAACGATTATCTTATAAGCACCACTGCGAATAACATAATAGAAAGTTCAATTAATTTATTAAATCGTATTGCTAGTGAATATGATGCAGACACAGCAGGTGAATTAGAAAGACGTTTTATTAATAGTATCAAAGCAGGTGATGCTCGTAAATTTAAACGTGGCATTGATAAAATAATTGAGAGCAAAAAAAATGATTCTAAATGAAGGCGGAGCAATGCCGGGCGTCGGCCCTATTCATATTGATGAGATTGATCCAACACTTTCAGCATTAGAAAAGAAATTAGGCATTGACTTAAGAAGCAATGTCCTTGGTAGTGTAGGTAAAAAAGAATTTAGTGGCGACATTGATGTTGCCGTGCAAGTCAGTACAGATCAAATACCAGAGTTGGTTAAAAAGTTAGAAGCAATGCCAGAAGTTCTTGACATTGCTAAAAGTTCTGTTATAATGACAAGTGTTAATATTGTTGGTTACGATGCTAATAAGAAAAGCCCAGACCCAAGTAAGCCTAGAACAGGTAAAGTACAAGTAGATTTTATGCCAGGAGATCCTGGTTGGATGAAAACATACTATCACGCACCAAGTGAGAAAGAATCAAAGTATAAAGGTGTATTCCGTAACGTAATGATAGCAACAATAGCTTCGATACTAGATCGTAAAGATAGTACAGATACTATCGATGACGGTCGTCCAACTGAAAGCGAACGTTGGATGTGGTCACCAACAGATGGACTAGTGCGTATAAAACGTACACCAGTGCCAAAGAAGAATGGCGAAGGATATACTAAAAAGAATCAAAATGTAATGATAGATGGACCATACAAAAATCCAAATGATATTGCAAAGAAATTAAAACTAGATGATGCAAAAGATTTAAACAGTTATGAAAGTCTAAAAGCCGCAATGGAAAAAAACTATCCACCTAAATTAGTACAGTCTATACTAGATAACTTTTCTGAAAGCGGAATAGTTAAAGACATTGGTGTGCCAGACGATTTAAAAACTGAAACACTTGCAGATAAGAATTACAATAGAGTAGTCGCACTAAGTAAAAGGCTTTCAGTATGAGATACAACGACTTTAAGACTAGTGGAAAAACTGCAATCGCACTTAACGAAGCAGAAGCACGTATTCAACATGCTGAAGATGTAGTATTTTGGGAAGGTAGTGCAGGAGCAGTTCGTGCTTTAGAGAGTTTACGTAAACTTGAAAAAGGAGGACACAATGATGTCACTATCAAATGGGACGGATCTCCCGCAATCATTTTTGGCCGCAATGAGGATGGAAAATTTATACTTACCGATAAGTCTGGATTTGGCGCAAAAGGATATGATGGTAAAAGCAAGTCCGCAAAAGATTTGGAAGCAATGCTACTCAACAGAAAAACCAGTAAAGGATTAGAAGTACCTGATAGCTACACAGCATTTGCATCAAACATGCGACAAATATTTGATGAATACCAATCAGCGTTACCAGAAAGATTTAGAGGTTACTTTAAAGGTGACTTACTATATTTTAATAAACCTGCATTAGAAGGAGATGACTATGTGTTTACCCCGAATATTGTTACCTACAGAGTAGATAAAGATAGTGATATAGGTAACAAGATTGGAAGATCAACTAGTGCAGTTGTTATACATAGGTATATGGGTCAAGACGGAATTGAAAAAGGTCTACAAGGTATGAACATTAACAATATTATACAAGGCGATAAAGTTTTAGTTGTTCCTCCTGTTGTTGTGCAACGTGCTCCTGAAGTAAGTGATACAGATGTTGATACATTAAAAACAGATATAAGCAAATATGCAGTTAATATTGACACATTGTTAAATACTCAAACACTAGCTAATCTTAAAATGGTAGACATGCCAAAGATTTTTTATGCTTATTTAAATAGTAAAGTTGATACTGGACTAACAGCACTTGGTGAAGACTTTATGGGTTGGTTAAACAGCAATACAAAAATTAGTGATGTGAAAAAGAAAAGAATGTCAGAACACATTACACAAAATATTAAAGGCTTTAGAGCTATGTGGCAAGTTGTTAGTAATATAATGAATATTAAAAATAAAATTATTAATCAATTTGATTCACATGATGCAGATATTAAGGCAAACATCGGCGACACATATAAAGGCGGCGAAGGTTACGTACTACAACACCCAGGTGGTGATATTAAACTAGTAAATAGAGCAGGCTTCACAGCCGCTAACAGAAGTATAAGGAGAGACTAATGACACAAATAAAAGAGTTCAAACAATTTGAACAAGAAATGCATAAGATCACTGAAGCATATGATGACTTCGGATTAAGTAAACACGGAATAGAACTTGATAGAGATGACGATGGCGATGGTAAAGAATTCAAAGCTAAAAGAATGTTTGATCAATTAGGTAAAGTAATTGACAGCAGAAGTAATCCAAACCCTATTGGTACAGTAACAACAGACGACGGCGACGAAGTACAAGTTACTCCAACGATTGCACATATGATAAGAGGATTAGAAATCCGTACAACGCAACAAGGTGGAGCAAAAGAAAAGTTTATGCGTATGATTCAAACTACAAATGGATTAAAGAAAGTTATTGATTTGGTGAAGAGTAAAGCGTAATGGATTTTATTAAAGAAATACATGAAGCTAGAATGACTCGCAACTCAAGCGATCAAAGGTCATTGACCTACACAGATTGCTGTGAAAGATTATATCTTAGTCTTTTAATTTTAGAGTTATTGCGTAAATTTCCAGGCTATGCCGCACGTTCTAAAATGTATGCAAAAGACTGTTCAAGATATGACTCATACAAGCATTTTAGGATGAACGGTACAGATTTGTACAACTTCATTTATTTCGTAACTGGCGATGATGCCGCAATGGATAAGTTAAAAGATCCAGGCGCTGCCAAAGCCTTAAGGAAACGTACAACACTTCCTTTAATGAATCTAAACAGATACTTAACCCAACTAGGTAACGGACAAGAAGCAAGTAAACCTGCAGAAATTTTTATAAAACTAGAATCAGCTCTCCATATTGTTAATACAGATTATAGAAGTATACGTAGATACATTACTAACTTTAAGTCTATTAGTACTATTAATAAAAAAATAGCAGTAACTAAATTACTATTAGCCGCAAGAGCAAAATTACGTAACAGTGATTTAATTGACGACCTTGCAAAACTATCAACTGATAGAGACTTAGAAACTAACCTAGTAAAAGACAACGAACCAAAAGTAAGCATGCCTGACATTAGTGTAACAGGCAGAGACTTAGCATACTACAAATATATTGTAGGCACAGAAAATTTGATTATGGCAAAACGTTTTATAGATATGGCAAGAGCAAATAAAAGTATACCTAGTACAGCAGTAAGAGGTTATATGCCTGCCATTACAATGATTGACGATATAGTAAAAGCCGGTCCTGCATACATTAATTTACTAAGAAGTATACATAATCGAGCCAAAAATAGCCTAAATAAGTAGGTTTTCCAATATTCAGCTAAATAAAAGTAACAAGAGTCACGGAGCGTGGCTATTGTCCATTAAGAGAAATAGGAGAAAAAAATGGCAACATTAACAAAAACTAATCCAGTAGTAGCGAACGCTATTGGTGAAATCCGTAACATCGGTAAAGAAATCACAATGGTCGCAGTCGATTGGGACGTTGATGCAGATGCATCAAGAATCGCAATGGAAGCAGTACACAACACAATCATGCAAAGAGCAACTATCTTAGCAGCAGGTGCAGTGTATGACACAGGAACAAAGCAAGACTTTATTCTTGAAGGTGACTTTCCTGGTTCAGACTATGTATCAGAAGACGGTACAGTAACAGGTACATTTGCACAGGCTTTAGTTGAAGATATCATCAACTTAGGTACAGTTGACTCAATTAACTTTGCATCAGGTACAGTAGCGGCTACTGTTAAAACAACTTTAAAATTTGCTTAATAGCTAATTTACAAGTAATACTAAAAAGGCTCACTTTTATTAGTGGGCCTTTTTTTATGACTTAAATATACACATGGATGTAACTGTACTCACACTAATTGATATTACACAAACAAATGCCCGTAGAGGTTTTGGCGATAAATTAGAACAAAACCAACAACAGAATTTTAACACATTTCAACAAGTATCAAGTCTGCGTTTAAATCCATACAACTTCACATCTAGTTTTGAGGCTATTTCTATAGATAATTTAGGGTTTGGTGATAAATATAAAGGTAAGCAAAAAGTATGGAAGTTTACATTTAATCATGATGTCGCATATGGTTTAGATGAACAGATGCTACAAGAAGATTTTGAACTTATACCAATTATATCAGATTTAAATGAGACAATTGACATAAATAAGAGTGTAATAAGAACAACTGATCCATACGAGAAGAACATTTTATTTACAATAGGCGACCAAATAGATATACACAAGGCAACCGAGCAGGCAATACCCAAACAAGATAATAAGGCTAACTGAGAGTTTACTTAAATAATTTCCTTGAGCAGGAAAGTTTGGAGAATACAATGGCAAAAGCCACTGACCTTGAAAAAGAAAACCTAGAAGCACACGTCGATTTGTGCCAACAGCGTTATGAAAACCTTGAGTCGCGTCTAACAGCAGTTGAGAAAAAGCTAGAGCATGTGCATCAAGATGTCCAAAACGGCAACAAGAGCATGATCAAAGTCATTATAGGTGCAACCGGTACAATAGTTGCAGGACTTTTAAGCACAATAGTAGTGCTACTCATTTCATTAAACTAACCCCCCAATTTATATAAATACTTGCATGTTACTAAGAGAGTTTACACATCGTACGACTGAAGCTGAGCAAGAAATGTGTCCTAAAGCATGTTGTGGCTTGCCAGTGACGGAATGTTCATGTGGTCCGGACTGTCCACACTGTGATTGTTACGAAAAAAATAAAGATGTTAATGAAAAAATGACATGGGCAAGAACAGGTAAGAAGATAGTACGTAAGTTTAGATGCGTTGGCGGACGCAGGCATGGAAGAATTGTTGCAAAAGTTGCACAATGTTATGCAGCCCCAGATCCAAAGAAACGTGCAAGACTAAAAATTATGAAAGCAAGGTTAGGTGCAAGACTAGCTAAAAAAACTAAGCGAACAAAGAGAACTAATCCAGCTTCAATAAGATTAAAGCAGTTAAACAAAAGGCGTTAGTATGTTAGTTACTGAAGTAATATCATTAGACGAAGCTACAAACGTTTGGAGTAGAGCAGGCGGTAAACAAACACGAAAGTTTAGATGCACTAGTGGTCCCCGCAAAGGCAGAGTAATGTCAACACCAGCGTCTTGTAATAAGCCAATGGACATATCTAAAAGTGCAAAGCTAAAGCAAACAAAACTTAAGAAGCCTGGCCAAATTAAATTTAAGACCGGACGAACAAGACGTACTAATCCAGCAAGTGTTAGGTTAACGTCATTAAACAAACCAAAAACTCCTAAGACACGAGGAAGGAGAATAAGATGAAAATAAATGAAATTATGAGCCCAAAGATCAGTAAGGTTATGGGTAACAATGTTGAGATAGATCAAGGGGACGGTACTAAACTAACAGTGGACATAAAAAAGAAGCCGTTAGTAAAGGATCCAAAGACAGGCAAAGTTAAGATGCCTACTAAAACAGTACCAGGGCAAAAGCCCGAAGGTGGCATTAAAGCCGGTGACGAAGTAGAAATGAGCTAACATGAAAGTAAGTGAGCTATTAGAAAAATTTATAGTTTTCACCTCAAATGAGGAACAAGCTCTCTACGAAAAATTACCCGCACACGCAACCCCATATAATAGTTACAGTGAACGAGAACAAGTCGTATTAGAAAATCTAATAAGGAAGAGTTTGGTAAGTAAAATTAGTACTAAAAATATGGTAATGGTTGCGAAAAATGAATGAACTAGCAAATAAACTAGAACAAATAATTGATGAAAATTTAGATAAAATACACATTCCTTATAAAAAAGGAAATAGTATTCGTATCAAAAACTATGTGATACGCAAGAAGAATGAGAATCAATACAAAATCTTTAATTGTAAAACAGGAAAACCTGTACATGAAACATTTTGTCAACCAAGTGCTATTGCATGGGTAAACGCTACATTAGACGGCTCTGGTGTACATGATGTAGTTCGTTTAGATAAACTTATACAAAAACACTACATAGATTGTATTTTTTATCGAAATACACTAAGAACAGCTACTGATGCTACTAGAAAAATGAGTGCTGAAATAAGATTTGATATAAGTAGAAGTAAAGCTCTACAAGCAAGACATAGTCTGAACGACTATATCTTTTATAAAAAAAGCTAAATAAACATATAACGTTTTGAAGGAATAGTTACAATGAACATAAGTGAAATCAGAGCACCAATAACTTCAAAGGCAATCAACGAGAGCCTTGCTAAAAAGTTTGGCGTAAAAATTAATGTAGATAAATTTACAGTAGAGCAATTAGAAGATGCTCGAAATAAAATAAGAACAAAGATGTCTCAGTTTGAGACCAACGAAAGTTTTGATCAAGTTCATAGCAACGACGAGTACCAAAAAAATAAACTATTCCTTGATGTACTTAACCAAGCTATTTCAGAACGTGATGTCGTAAATGACGAAGACCAAGTTGATGAAACTCCTAATCCTAAAAAGAAAATTAAAGAAGGTGAAGAAGACAAGGCCGAAATTATTATGGCCGCAAAAGACATGGTAGATAAAATTACAGGCTGGATGGAAGACACAGCAGAAATGCAGGCAGAATCAATGCTAGAATTAGGCGATGCAGTAAGAGATGAATTAGGCAATGCTGAGTCAGAACAATATATTTCAAGTGTAAAACCAACTCTAGAAGCTCTATATGATCAACTAGAGATAACCAGAGGCGTACTATCCAATGGTGTAGCCATGTTGACAGGCGAACAGCAATCTACAATGGGTACCGGCGAAGAAGAAGCTCCAATGGAGCCAATGGATGCAGAAGCCGACCTAGAACCAACAGTAGATCAAGAAGATGACTTTGCAGCAGCTGAACCAGCCGCAGGCGGAGAAGAAGAAGCAGGCCGCGAAAAACGCGAATCAGTAAACCGTAGCAGAAAATTAGGACTTTTGTTAAGCGGAAAAAAAAAGACTTAACTGAAGCTGAAGCTACAGCACCAAAACTAGCACAAGTTTTAAGAACAGTAATAGGCAGTGCCGATCAACAAAGTCGCACTGTCTTTTTACATTTTAACAAGCCAAACAAACAAGACATTGTTGCCGGCGCTCTCAATTTAGACTTAAACAAAATGATGCAAAACGTAGGCGGAGAAGCATTTGACTACGGTACATTCAAAGCCGCATACGATACTGATGAAAGAGTTAAGTCAATGGTACAAAACTTTAGTAACAAAGGTATTGAACCTAAAACAAAACAAAATATCAAAGACAAAGAAGTATCAAAACCAGCAGGATCAGATACAGTTGGTGCTATGGCCAAACGTGCAACAGACCTAGGCGATGATATTGGTGAAGGATTGAAAAGTCCACACAAAAAAGGTTCAAGAAAATATAAGAAACAGTTAGCGGCTAAACATGCGGCAATGGCCGCTAGGTAGGATCTAAAATGAAAGAGTATATTGATATAATTAGAGAAGCTGAAGAAGACGAGCAAATGAAAGATGATATGCTTGAATTTATAATGCGTAAGCTAGATGTATTAGAACGAGAAATAAGACAAGCACCTAGCAATTCAGCTGAAGATCAAAAAGATAAAAAGTTTTTGGTTGATATGTTTAGATTCTTTAGACAAAAAATGAAACAACAACGAGAGAAAAATCCACCTAAGGATAAATTAGATACTGATATTCCATCGGATATTCCATCCTAATCAGAACTTGACATCCTTACATTTATAGTGTATAATTAAAAGTATGAACGATTACAAGCAAAAACAAGCTGAAATTACTGACCTTAATTGGGACGGCAACATTGAAGATAATCCTGACTTAGAAGTCATAACAAAAGTTAAAGAAATACTTAAACAATCTGTACAACCGCAAGTTGCTATGCACGGCGGCCATATAGAATTTATTGAATATAAAAATGGTATACTAAAACTTATGTTACAAGGTGCATGTTCAGGTTGTGCTGGTAGTACTATTACACTTAAAATGGGAGTAGAAAACTTGATAAAACATTATGTACCCGAGGTCAAAGAAATTATTGCTATTGATGATCCTAACAGCACTGTAGATCCTTTCTATAATCAATCTACAGACTTTGGCGTTTGGGGACAAGATGACCCTAATACTTAATAAGTACGACTATCAGCCATTAAACAGAAAACAAATAGACGGTAAAAGAAAGTACATGACGCCTGATGGAGGCGCTGTTGCTAGTGTTACTACTATACTTGATGCTACTAGCGATAAGTCAGGACTTATTGCATGGCGTAAGCGAGTAGGCGAACATCGGGCTAACGAAATCACTACAGAAGCGGCTGGTGTTGGTACACGTATGCACAAGTACTTAGAAGACTATGTAGAGTTTGGTGAATGGCCTACTCCAGGTAGCAATCCATTTGCTAAGAAAGCTCATGCAATGGCTACACAAGTACGTGATCATGCAATGGTTGATGTAGACGAAATATGGGGCAGTGAAGTTGCACTATATGTTCCACAGATGTATGCTGGTACTACTGACTTAGTTGGCAAGTACAAAGGCAATCCGTGCATTATGGACTTTAAACAAACTAATAAGCCTAAGAAGCTAGAATATGTACAAAACTACTTCTTACAGCTAGTAGCATACGCAGAAGCACACAACGAAATCTACGGCACTAACATACGTGAAGGACATATCTTTATGTGTAGCCGCGGAGATGACGGTATGGAGCTCGGAGGCGAAACTTATCAACAGTTTGATGTATGGCCGCATGAGTATGACGAGTGGCGTAACGAATGGTACAACAGAGTCTACACATATTACGAGAAGTTCGCATAAATACAATAATAAATGCGTAGGAGAATATAGTGGCTGTAGTACAAATATCAAGAATACAAGTAAGACGTGGACAAAAGAACGCCGGCTCAGGATTACCGCAATTATCTAGCGGTGAATTAGGCTGGGCGATTGATACGCGAGAACTTTACATTGGTAACGGAGCAGTAAGCGAAGGATCGCCAGCAGTAGGTAATTCAAAAGTGTTAACAGAACATGACGACCTTTTTACTCTTGCAGGCCAGTATAGCTATAGAAAAAACGATGCATACATTGTAACAGGTGTAACATCAGGATCTCCTACAACAAGAACACTACAAGATAGATTAGATGACGTAGTAAGTGCAAGAAGTTTTGGACTTACAGGACAAAGTAGCCAAGACGCTACTGTAAAACTACAACAAGCAATTGATCAACTTTACTTAAATGATGCAACTAAAGGCGGCGTAGGTTCAGATGTTACTGTACATAGTAATGCTCCTATCTTAAACTTAGAGCCAGGGGAATACACTATTACAGATACAATTTATATACCCCCATTTGCACATATTAAAGGTGCAGGTAAAGGTAGAACAATAATAAACAGTACAGCTTCTAATAAGCCTTTATTTCAAACTGTAAATAGTTCTAGCACACCAATATTAAAAGCATCAGATAGTACTAGTACATTTAATAATCAAGCAAGAAACATTTCTATTGAAGGATTAACACTTAGCACAGTAAACAATAATAAAGCATTGGTATTACAAAGTTGTCGTGATAGTGATTTTAGAGACATAGAAATTAAAGGACCTTGGACTATAGGTAATAGCATTGATGCTGACAGTGTTTCGTCGTCAGCTAGTAATGATGTAGCAGTACTTTTAAATAGCCTTAGTGGTGCAGTTGAAAGTTCAAAAAATAATTTTTATAATTTAACTATACAAGGCTTTGCTTATGGTATACTTTCAAACTATGATATTAACGATAACATAATTGATGCGTGTACATTTGATACATGCGGATATGGAGTTGCATTTGGTTTAGATATGACTCTTGGAGCACCTGCACTAGGACAGTCAACAGGACCACATAACTGTATTATTTCTAATAATAAATTTACAAATATTGAAAGACAAGGTATTATTGTAGAAAATGGTACGTTCAACAAGAGCGAAAACAATAGATTTAGTTTAGTAGGTAACCAAGGCGGTTCAGAAGGACAGCCAGTATACAGTATTATAAAATACGAAAAGAGCGGGAATGAGTCAGTAGGCGACCATTTCACAAGAACAGCTGCTCTTTCTTATAACCAAGCCTATATTAATTCAGTTCCTTACATTCCAGAAGTCCAAGGACCATCTGTGTTTGATTGGGGATTTGAACAAAAAATTAGTATTACGTCAGGGTCTGCTTTAACTATATTTAGACTTCCTGGTGTTATTAATCAGAGCTTTGAGATAGACTACTTAATGGTCAGTAATAGCTACGAACTTACTAGATCAGGTAAAGCGATTGTCAATGTTGACTCACGTGGATTGAAAGTTGAGTTTTCGGACGAATTTTCTTTTACAGGAGACGATTTATATCTTGACAAAATTATATTAGATGCTACAATAAGTGATGCTAATGGAGATGCAACTAATGATACAATCGTGATACGAAGTACAAGTACAATGCCAGGTGATGATAACACTGAAATGAAGTTTAAAGTTAGAGTAAAACAAACTGACATTTAATGCAAGGTAAAGATTACGAGTCACGATTAGCCGAATGGAGTTCTTTTAGAGATACTCTTGAAAGCTCAACAAATCCGTTTCAGGATTTAATTCATTTTTATATGCACGTTCCGTTAGTAAGCATACATACGGATCCTTGGAATCAAAAGATTTGGCCGGATCCGTGGGAATTAATTTTGGAGAATCAATACTGTTCGTTTTGTAAAATACTAGGATACTATTACACATTGGCATTAACTGAAAGGTTTTCAGATAGTCAATTTGAGATACATATTTCTATAGACCACGAACAATCGGAGACTTATTATATGTTAAAAGTAGATGACACAGTACTAGGATATAAGAACACTCCGTTACTATACGACAATTGGCCTTCATCGCTTGTTTCACAGAAGAGTTACACGATGACGGGTCTCCAATAAATACACACAAATAATAGGAAAAGGAAATGTATATGTCAAACGGGATTAATATTAGTATCGTCAAACGTGACGGTGCAAAAGAGCCACTCAACATTGATAAAATACACAAGGTAGTTGAGTTTGCTTGTGAAGATTTAACTGGTGTAAGTTCATCACAAATTGAAATGAATGCTAACATTCAGTTTTATGATGAAATGAGCACAAAGGAGATTCAAGAAATATTAATCAAAAGTGCAAATGATTTAATTGGATTAGATGCACCAAATTATCAATATGCCGCGGCACGTTTGTTGTTGTACGGAGTATATAAAGAAGTGTTTGGACAATATGATTCTGTACCTTTAGAAGATATTATTAATCAAAATATAGAACGTGGAGTGTACGATCCTGAGATTTTAAAAAAGTATACTTCAGAAGAATTAAAAAAATTAGATTCAATTATTAAACACGATAGAGATGAGAATTTTACATATGCAGGCCTACGTCAAGTAGTAGACAAGTATTTGTGTCAAGATAGAAGTAGTGGAGAACTGTTTGAGTCTCCACAGTACATGTACATGATGATCGCAGCAACACTATTCGCTAACTATCCCGCAGAAACACGTATGCAGTACGTAAGGAGATATTATGATGCGACCTCACTTTTTAAAATCAACATACCAACCCCAGTCATGGCAGGAGTCAGGACCCCTGTTAAACAGTTTGCAAGTTGCGTTCTCGTTGACAGCGATGATACTTTGGATAGCATTTTTGCTTCTGATATGTCTATTGGGCGTTATACTGCTCAACGTGCTGGTATTGGTATCAACGCTGGGAGAATTCGTGGAGTCAATGCGAAGATACGTGGCGGAGAAGTGGCGCACACTGGTATTGTTCCTTTCTTAAAAAAGTTTGAAGCAACCGTAAGGTGTTGCACACAAAATGGGGTACGTGGTGGTAGTGCTACAACCCATTTCCCTATATGGCATCAAGAGATTGAAGACATCCTTGTGCTAAAAAATAACAAAGGTACCGAAGATAATCGTGTACGTAAGTTAGATTATTCAATTCAGCTTAATAAAACTATGTATGAAAGACTTTTGTCCGGCGGCGATATAACTCTTTTCTCACCACATGATGTTCCGGGATTATACGAAGCATACTTTGGTGATTCAACAGAGTTTCAAGAGCTTTATGAAAAGTATGAAAGAGCATATTCAATTAAAAAGAAAACTATTCCCGCTATGGAGTTGTTTTCGGCATTAATTAAAGAACGTGCTGAAACAGGACGTATCTATATTATGAATGTTGATCATTGTAATACACACAGTTCGTTCAAAGACAAAGTATATATGAGTAACTTGTGTCAAGAGATTACATTACCAACTAAGCCACTTACTCATATCGATGATGAAGAAGGTGAAATTGCATTATGTATTCTAAGTGCAATTAACGTAGGTATTTTAAAAAATTTAGATGACTTAGAGCCGTTATGTGAACTAGCAGTAAGAGCATTAGAAGAAATTATTGATTATCAATCCTATCCTATTAAAGCGGCAGAGATTAGTACAAAAGCAAGACGCAGTTTAGGTATAGGATATATAGGCTTAGCACACTATCTAGCAAAGCATAAGGTCACGTATAACGAACAATCTGCGTTCAAGCTAGTACATGAGCTTACTGAAGCGTTTCAATACTACCTATTAAAAGCCAGCAACATTTTAGCACAAGAGAGAGGTCCTTGTGAATACTTTGAAAGAACTAAATATGCGGACAGTATATTACCTATTGACACTTATAAAAGTGACGTAGATGATATTGTAAAACCGGAGTATAAACTTGATTGGTCTAGTTTACGTAAGAGCATTGGAACACATGGGCTTCGACACTCGACGTTGTCCGCACAGATGCCATCAGAGAGCAGTTCTGTTGTGTCAAACGCAACAAATGGTATCGAAGCACCTAGAGGATACTTGTCCATTAAGAAGTCAAAGAAAGGGCCTCTTAAGCAGATTGTTCCGCAGTATACTACGCTGAAGAATCATTATAGTTTACTTTGGGAGTTACCAAGTAACGAAGGTTACATAAAAATTGTTGCAGTAATGCAAAAGTTTTTTGATCAAGCAATTAGTGGCAATTGGTCATACAACCCAACACAATATGAGGACAATGAAGTTCCTATGAGTGTTATGATACAGGATATGCTAAACACATATAAGTATGGTTGGAAAACAAGTTATTATCAAAACACTTATGATTATAAGAGTGACGATGATATTGAAGATGAAACAGAAACAGTACAATTAGAGTTGCCGCAGGAAGAACTTGACGATGACGAAATGTGCGATGCATGTGCAATATAAGGATTTAAAGAAATGGCAAAAACAGTATTCAATCGTGAAAATGTAGATTTCACAAAACAGAACATGTTCTTCGGAGAAGATCAAAATACACAAAGATATGACGTATTTAAATTTCCTGTATTCGACAAACTTAATGCAACAATGTTGGGTTATTTTTGGAGACCAGAAGAAGTTAGTTTACAAAAAGATAGAGCAGACTTTGCACAGTTTCGTCCAGAACAGAAACATATTTTTACAAGTAACCTAAAATATCAAACACTATTAGATAGTGTGCAAGGACGTGGTCCTTGTTTAGCGTTCTTACCACATGTATCAATTCCAGAGCTAGAAGGCTGTATTGTTACTTGGGACTTCTTTGAAACAATTCATTCACGTTCATATACACACATTATGAAAAATGTATATCCTGATCCAAGTGAAGTTTTTGATACTATATTAGATGACAAAGAGATTCTAAAACGTGCAGTATCAGTTACTAAAAACTATGATAATTTTACAAATGCCGCAGATGAATTTACATATCTAAAAAAAGGCACAATGCGAGATGTTAAGAAGAAACTATTCTTAGCAATGATGAACGTTAATATATTAGAAGGTTTACGTTTTTACGTTTCATTTGCATGTACGTTTGCATTTGGAGAATTAAAGTTAATGGAAGGTAGTGCAAAAATTATTTCACTTATTGCTAGAGACGAAAGTCAACATTTAGCATTAAGTACACACGTTCTAAAACATTGGATGCAAGGTAAAGATGATCCAGAGATGGTGAGTATTGCTAAAGAGTGTGAACAAGAAGTTTATGATATGTGGGACCAATGTGTTGCAGAAGAAAAGGCTTGGGCAAAGCATTTGTTCAAAGATGGATCTATTATTGGATTGAACGAAGCATTACTTTACAAATATGTTGAGTACATTGCTAACCGTAGATTAAAAGCATTAGGTTATAAAATGCCATATGATCAAAGTACTGCAAACAATCCGTTACCGTGGACATCACACTGGCTTAATAGCAGTGGCCTACAAGTAGCCCCGCAAGAAACAGAAGTTGAAAGTTATATTGTTGGCGGAATTAAACAAGATGTCAAAACTGACAGCCTGTCAGGATTTAAATTATAAGTATTGTTATGATTCAGATATATGGAAAACCACAGTGCCCAAGTTGTGTAAAAGCAAAACAGTTCTGTGAAACTAGACAACTAAAATACGAATACAAAGAACTAGGCAAAGACTTTGATAGAGAACAAGTCTTTGAGATATTTCCAACTGCTAGAACTTTCCCACAAATTATCGTAGGAGAAAACAAAGTAGGCGGATATGAACAGTTTGTTGAATACGTAGACAACACCGGATATAACGGTACAGGACATACATTATAATGTTAATTGAAACCCCATACAAAGACGGAGACACTGTCTCTTTTAAACTTAGTTCTGGAGAAGAAATCGTAGCTAGACTTGATAAAGAAGAAGCAGACTATTATACATTAAAAAAGCCAATGGTTCTTATTGCACAAGAAAAAGGGTTAGGATTAGCACCGTTTATGTTTAGTGTTAATCCAGATGGTAAATTCTTACTTAGAGCGAATTCAGTAAGTTGCGTATCTAAAACACAAGACGAGATTAGCAAACAATATATTGCAACAACTTCAGGTATAGTAACAACATGAAAAAAGACGATGTAGTTTCTTGTATGCTGAATAGCGGCATAGAAGTAATTGGAACACTTGACACACAAACTGATACTAGCATTAAACTTATCAAACCTATGAGAGTAGTCCTTCAACAAAATAATCAACTAGGTTTAACTACTTTAATGTTTAGCGTAAGTGCATTAGATCCTATCAGCATTAGTAAATCTAACATATTAGTTGGTCCTGCTCAAAGTAGAGAAGAACTAGTTTTAGAGTATCAACGAGTAGAAGTACCACAAAAATAAATAAATATTATTGTGAGGAGAACCTGATGCCTGGTGTAGTTAGAGTAAATGCAGACAAACATGTTGGACATGCAAGTCCAACGCCAAACCCTTTCCACCAAACGGCTTATAGTCAAGGTTCAAGCAACGTTTATACTAACAACGAAAAAACAGTAAGAATAGGCGACACGACAAGTTGTGGAGATCCAGCAAGTGCAGGGTCACCTAATGTGTTTGCCAACAACATTGCAGTACATCGTAAGAACGATGCAACCACAGGTCATGGTAGTTGGGTGGCAAATTCAGCAGCCACAGGAAGTACTGACGTTTTTGCAAACGGATCATAAACCACATTTAACCTGCCTTAAATACACATTCATTAAATAATATAGAACAACTTACAAGGAGAAGAAGATGAGTGAATTATCACAACATGATCAAATCGTTCAAGCGTTTAACAACTATCTAGTAGAAGCACAAACTTTTGACGAAAAAGGTGTTAAAGCTGCTGCCGCAAGAGCACGTAAGGCATTAGGTGACTTAGGAAAATTAACTAAATCACGTAGAGCTGAAATCCAAGATAAAAAGAACGCTATGTAATGAGCGGTCAACGGCGATGGCTCAAAATGTGGGCTAGAACTGTTGGTATGCCCATAGGCGTAACTGACGACGATAAGCCAGAATTCCTTCCAATACCACAAGATGATGTTAGGAAGGCGCTGGCTTTTCGTACCTTTTGGATAGTGTTACATATTGTTACCTGTTTAATGATTATAGCTGGTAACGGCAAAGTATTAGAACTTTATTAAAGGAGACATTTTTTATGTTATGGGTTGATTATAATATCGAACAATTTGGCGACAACTGGACAGTTAAGGGTGATTGGCCAGGTGAAATAATGGGACTAAGAGAAGATGGTACTTACAAAGGCAATCACTTATACAAGCCAGGTGATGTATTTGTTGTACAACCAAACGGTGTACTTCAAAAGACAGATGACCTTTACGCTCTCATAATGAAATACGAACAAAGCAAACTTGAGAATAAAAATACATTATAATTTATATAAATACTGTTCATGTATGAATATAAATGTAAAATATTAAGAATAGTTGACGGTGACACTGTTGATATAGACATTGATCTAGGCTTTGGTATGTGGATGCACAAAGAAAGAGTTAGAATGATGGGTATTGACACACCTGAATCACGAACAAGAGACAAAGTTGAAAAATTATTCGGACTTGCATCAAAAGCAAGACTCAAAGAACTATTACCAACCGGATCAATCCAAATCCTCAAAACAGAAATTGATAAGAGCGGAGAAGACAAAAAGGGTAAGTTCGGACGAATTCTTGGAGACTTCATCCTTGAAGATAAGCGAGCCACTGATATACTTATTGAAGAGGGATATGCTGTAGCATATTTTGGTGGGTCAAAGGATGAAATCGAAATGAAACATTTAGCCAACAGAGAAAAGCTCTTACGTGAAGGTGTAGTTACTTTGCCAAAATAGGTTGACTTTAGGTTGTTATGACGTTATAGTATGTACTGTAATGTTTAATATTAATAACCAAAGGAGATTTATGATGGCATTTACTAAAATAAAAACTAACCAAAAGGCATTTTTGGAAACCTACCTTAGAGGTACCGGTAAGACATTAACTGCCGCTGATGCAAACGCAAGATTCGGCATCACTCAATTACCAGCTAGACTTTCAGAAATGAGAGATGCTGGACTAGTTGTTAAAACATCTAAAGCAACAACAGGTAAAACAAAATACTCTGTAGTATCTAGAGATGTAAACGGATCTAGAGCTAAAGTATTTGCTTAATCAAAATACTTGACTTTTAATTAAACTCCTGCTATAGTATACAACATATACTAATTATAGCAGGAGTTTTTTTATGACAATGCATTTAGCCCGAGGGCTTTCAACACTCAATACAAAGAAGCGTAAAAAAAAGCCGCTTAATCAAAAAGACATTGAGCGATATACTGTTCAATGGCGTCAACATAACAAACGTATGCGTCAACAACATATGCACAGTATGCAGTATGACACTGTAGAAGATTACATTGCATATTGTCGCGGCGAGTACAAGCCTAAGAATACACCTAAACCGCAACCGTACAAGCCTGATACATCTTGGAGAAATGATCAACCAAAAATTACTTCAGTAATGGAAGAAGCTATTAAAAATGGCACATGGGCTAAGATGAACGGTAGTGGTGCAGGAACCAAAAAAGAAACAATCAAATATACAGGTACTTTAATTAAAGGTATTGCAACCATGCATAAATCTAACGCAGTTCCAATTATAAATAAAGAACAGGCACAAGACATTGCAAGAATGAGGAGAGGATAATGCGACATTTATTTGTAGCATTCGTAATACTAATTACAACTATTAGTACATCAAATGCAATTAGTGCATCGACATTAAGCACACAAAAGCCAGTTGAAGGAGAACTATTTTCTGAAACAGTTTATCCTGAACTTTACTGTATGGCTCTTAACATTTATCACGAGGCAAGAGCAGACCATATTGCAGGTCAATATGCAGTTGCTGATGTTGTTTTAAATCGAGTGGAAGATACTAGATATCCAAATTCTATTTGCGAAGTTATTAAACAAGCAAAATATAAAGAAAGTTGGAAAACCAAACAAGATCCAAACTTAGAAGACAACAAACGAAAATATATTCCTATCCGTAACAAATGCCAATTTAGTTGGTGGTGTGATGGTAAAAGCGATCAAGCTCATGACGGTGACGCTTGGCGTAAAGCACAAGAAATTGCTTATCGAATTGTTCAACAAAGAAAATATAGAGGTATCTCAGAAGGCTCTACTCATTATCATGCAACATATGTTTCACCTAGATGGGCTTCCGACTTTGACCTTGTTGGAAGAATAGGCGATCACATCTTTTATAGATGGCCTTAAACTTTTTGGTAAACAAACTCATTGACTTTTTTTACAACTTCTAGTATAGTATTACTATATTAACAAACTAGGCTAAATGGAGGCTTAAATGAAAGGCGTATTTAAAACACTAGCAACTATCGGAATTCTAGCATCACTTGGTGCTTGTAGTTCAATGACAACAATCGCAGAACGTGATGAGTATGCACAACCTAAATGGTATGCGAAATGTGCTCAAGAAGGATCTGAAGGATGGTTTTGGTGGAAAGAAGACTATGCATATGCTTGTGGTGCAGGTGAAAGTAAATTTTACCAAGGTGCTGAAGAACAGATGTATGCTATTGCAATGAATCATTTTGCAAAAAGAATCAACGGAGAAGTTAATTCTGAAACAGTGATTGACATCAAAGATAATTCAAAAACTACAAGGACGATTATTAGTTACAAAGTAGACAATACTAAAATTACAGAACACCTTGCTGAAAACAGAGGTACGTTCAAGTATGCTGGTCAGTATTATACTTTTGTGCAACTAAAAATGAAGAAAGAAACTTTTGATAGGTTACTTAATCAATCTAAAGTTGTTGCTTCGGTAAACTAATATGAAGGCCCTACTTATATTAGGGGTAGTGATGCTAAGTGCATGTAGTACTACCCCCAGACATTTCGAACCTGATCAAGATAGATACTGTAACACATCAAGTGAATATCGATTACAGAATGGAGATGTAAGTAGTAGTGAGGTGTTAGTACAATGTACTGACAAACCTAAAGTTAATCATTATATGAAAGATGCAGGAGTTTATAAAAACTGTAGGTGGAGTGAAACACGAGTCTATGGTAAACTATCTAAATCTTTCTTATGTCAAAAGGACAATAGCGATGAATGGTATGTACTTCCGTCTAGCATTGGTAGTTACTAGTTTATTTGTATTAGGTGCATGTAGTTCTACAAACAGTAGACATAGCACTTATGAAAGTTATAACAATCCTTCTTCAATGACAGATTTAGCTATTAACTTTACTAAAGCTAGTTATTATAGTGTTCCTAAACAATATAGAAGAGACTATCAAGCATGTGTATCAGATGGCTTACATCATTTACCTGCAGGTGCATCATGTAGATTTGGAGATAACATAGCAGATGGTAGTGTTATTGTTGCAGTCGTTTATCCTAACGGTTGCCAGACTCTTGCAAGTAGATTAACTTATAAAGGCAAACAAAAACATTGGAAAGAAACGCACTGTTATCGTGCAGGGGAGTGGAGATTAATTGATTAATTACGATAAATATAGTATGTTCCTAGCAGTATTGACATTAATAACTGCACTAGCGATTAGTGGTGTAGCAATATATTATAGTGTAGCAGGCTTAGCCGCAATTTTCGCGGCGGCTGTAATACCTATTATTATAATGGGTAGCACATTAGAAATTGCTAAACTAGTAACCGCAGTATGGTTACATCGTTATTGGAGTCGAGCCACTTGGTGGTTAAAGACTTATCTCACGACAGCAGTCATTATCCTTATGTTTATTACAAGTATGGGTATCTTTGGTTATTTGTCTAAAGCACATATTGAACAAACAAGTGCTGGTGAGGAAAGTGTAGCACAAGTACAAAGGCTTGAAACAGAAATTGATAGGCAAATTAGTATTGTTGGTCGATCTGAAAATAAAATACGTGAATTAGAAAATAGTGGCACAGGGTCAGATGCTAATATACAAAAACAAATTGATAAAGAACAAGAACGCATTGATACTGCCTATGATAGAATTAAACCTGCTATACAAGAACAAAATGTAATTATTGCTAACGTTACACAACTATTCCAAAACGAGTTAGATAAAATAGATGCAGACCTTACTACTCTACAAGGCTATGTAGATAACGGCGACATTGCAAAAGCACAACAAATGATTGGTGCAAGTGCAGATGGTATTTTTGGTAAGAAGACAGCAGAAAAGATTGGCGACTGGAAAGAATTAAAACAAGTCGAACGTGCAGAATGGTTACAGAAGATACAAAATAGTGCTAACTCACCTACAGTACAAGCGGCACGTCAAGAAATAGCACGATTACGTAATAATGCTGACAAACAGATTGAAGAATCAAATAAACTTATTAATAGATTACGTGAAAAACTTGGTACTGGAACTGAGAATGTAGATGATCTAATTGACGAACAATACGTTAAGATTACTGCCGCAAATAAACTTGTTGACGAACTTACAGAACAAAAATATGACCTAGAAGGCGAATATAGAAAACTTGAAGCTGAAGTAGGACCTATTAAATATATTGCTGAGTTTGTATACGGTGAACAAGCAGACCAAAATTTACTTGAAGAAGCAGTTCGTTGGGTCATACTAATTATTATCTTTGTATTTGATCCACTAGCAGTATTACTTCTTATTGCATCACAATACACATTTGAATTTGCTAGAAAAAATAAGAAAAGTAAAGAGTGGAGCGACTATGAAACTGCTCGTGGCAATAAGATTGCAAGGAATGAAAGCCCAAAGGACGAAACGCCTGAACCAGAAGATAAACCTGAACCAGAAGATAAGATACAAAAACATATAGATAGTCTACCTGAACACAGAGAAGACAAACCAGGCAATACAATAGCAGAAGAAGATAAAACATTTGAGAATGAAGTAGACCAGACGAAAGAATGGCAAGAAGTTTATGAAGAAATAGAACCAGTTAAAGAACAAGGTGTACATACTCCTGTCGAAAAAAAAGATTTAGAATCATCGGAAGAATCGCAAAGACTAACTGAAGAAGAATTAGACGAACTTGATCAAGACGAAGATTGGAATGAAGCTAAAAGGCAATGGAAAGACGACAACCCAGACGATACAATCAAAGCATTTAAAGAACTTTATTTACAAGGAAAAATCGACGACCTACCTTGGGAAGATTATTTACAAGATCCAGAATCAAAAAAAAAGAAAAAGTATATAATGAAACAAGGACCAACACAAATTCGCAAGTCAATTCAAGAATAAAACCAGACTTGACCGAAGTCATTGAAAGCAATCAATATATACAAAATGAAGAACAAGGCGAAAATTCAATATGGAAACGTATAAAAGATAATGAGTGATATTACATTAATAACTGCTCCTGATCTAATACACAATAAGAACTATTCGTTTTTACTAATTCAACCTAGTAATAAATTAAAAGAAGATATTAATAATTTATTTGGAAAGGCTGAAACTCAACCTTTTAATGTATACTTGTTTGAAAGACAGTATACTGAAGTTCCCCCACTTGAATCAAGTAATGTAAAAGAGCCACAGTATATGGAACAGCCACTTGATACAAATTGGCTACTTGATGCATTTGCTATTGCAGATTGTGTAATTTTAGATATAGATAATTTGGATAGTGAGATTGGCGAATTAGTATCTTACTTTATAAGCTATTCGAAAACTTTCTGGTTGACAAACGGGGGTAAGATGTATTATAATAAGCTAAGTGCAAATAGAATTTACGATTTGCAGAAAATTAAAGAAAAACTAGGAGGCCAATTTGAGGCAACAAAATAACAGAAGTAATTTTAGAAATAATTTTAATTCTAAAAGAAAACCATTTAAGAAAGAAAATGACTTTCAAGGTCTAACTGTTGAAGTTAGGAATGGTGACGTAAACAAAGCTCTGCGTATTTTTAAAAAGAAAGTACAAGAAGCTGGTATTATTCAAGAAGTACGTGAACGTGAATTTTATACTAAACCAAGTGAAAGACGTAGAAAACAAAAAGCCGCTGGAAGACAGAGATGGCTTAAGACTTTAGAAAAAAAGAAAGATCAGTTTGGTTGGTAAATCATGCTACACAATGAAATGTGGTTTCCAAGTGTCATATGGTCGGGGATTATTCCACCAGCACCAGATGATGACTTAATTAAATTCATATACGAAACAAAATCAAAAGACCCCGGAGTGCAGGTAAGCAACTATGGCGGCTGGCAAAGTAATTCTATTGCACATGGCGTAAATGATTCAATAGATAACTTAGCTAAAATATTTACTAAAGAAGCAAACGAATGTGCATTGCAAACAGGAATGCCTACTTTATCATTATACAATCTGTGGATAAATGTCAATCCACCAGGAGCATACAATCATTTGCATAATCATGCAGGTGCAGTATTAAGTGGTGTGTATTATGTACAAGCAGAACCAAACCAAGGTGGTATTCAGTTTGAAAGATCAGATGGTGCTGAATATTTTCTTCCAGAGAAAAATAATAAAATGACATACTTTAATTGTACAAGAGCATCGTATAATGCAAAAAGTAATGCATTGTTTATTTTTCCAGGATGGCTCAAACACAGTGTAGAAGGTAATAGATCATCAAATGATAGAATTAGTATTTCGTTCAATTTTGGTGTATCATCAGATGAGTGACATAGCCGCAATATCACCTATTAACGTTATAAGTGCATATACTAGAGTAACACCTTCAGGACCGCATGAAACAGTAACACACGTTAAACATGTACAACAAGAAGGCGGAGCAGTTAAAGTACAATCAGTAAGTTATACAACGTATAATGTTAGAGGCGAAATACACGAACCACAAAAGCCAGTAGGCTCAAATTTAGATATAATGATATAAAGGTAAACAAATGCGTATTGAAGAAGATATGAAACTTGACTACAAGGATGTTCTTATTCGTCCAAAGCGTTCAACACTAGGCAGTCGTAAAGAAGTTAATTTAGAACGTGGTTATAAATTTAGAAACTACAAAACAGAAACACCATTTCTTCCAGTCGATGAAGACTATCATTATCGTGGCGTTCCTATTATGGCAAGTAACATGGATGGTGTCGGCACATTTAAAATGGCTGATAATTTAGCACTACAAGGTATAATGACTTGTCTAGTTAAAACTTATAGTGTTAACGAACTTGTAGGTTACTTTGATCAAGATGATAAGTCACATGATCCTGCAAGGACAGAATATGTTGCTATGAGCATTGGCATCACTGATAAAGACCATCAAAAATTTAGAGATGTATACGAACAAGTTGGCAATCAACTAAAGTTTGTTTGTATTGATGTAGCGAATGGTTACTCAGAAAGATTTGCTAACTTTGTAAAAGAATTTAGAACACATTATCCAGATATAGTCATCATAGCGGGTAATGTGGTAACAGGAGAGATGACAGAGGAGTTATTATTAAGTGGAGCAGATATTATTAAAGTGGGCATCGGTCCTGGGAGCGTTTGCACAACTCGTATTCAAACTGGCGTTGGTTATCCTCAGCTTAGTGCTGTTATTGAGTGTGCTGATGCTGCTCACGGCCTTGGTGGACATATCATTGCTGATGGAGGATGTACTTGCCCAGGTGATGTGGCTAAGGCATTCGCTGGAGGCGCAGATTTTGTAATGCTTGGCGGTATGCTTGCCGGACACAATGAAGGCGGCGGTGAAATAATTACCAAATATTATAAGACTGGTGAGTGGGTTCGTAATGAACAATCTCTTGATGGTCAAACTCAATCAATAACTTGGGAAGATGGCATTGAAAGAAAGAAGTTTGTACAATTTTACGGTATGAGTAGTAAAAGTGCAAATGACAAACACTTTAATGGACTTAAAGATTACCGTTCGTCAGAAGGGCGTGAAGTGCTGGTTCCTTATCGTGGATCTGTAAAAGACACTGTACAAGACCTCTTAGGCGGTCTTAGAAGCACTTGTACGTATGCAGGTGCAATAGGACTAAAACAACTTAGTAAGTGTACTACATTCGTAAGATGTACACAAACTCATAATCAAATTTATGAATCAACCACCATAGGTAAGTAAGTTTATATGGAATATTTGAATTTATTAATTAGCGGTCAAGTTTATCTTTTCCTAGTAATATTTGTAATGATGATTGCAGGTATGGTAAAAGAACACGGATTATTCAAAGACATCTTTTGTTTCTTTGAGCAAAACTTAAAAAGTAAAAAAGCAGTAGTAGCACTTGTGAGTGCTATCACAGGATTATTGCCTATCAAAGGCCGAGTCACTGTTAGTGCAGGTATGTTAGAATCACTTGCTCCTGACAAAGGCTGTTGCGGCAGAGAAAAATTTGGTCCTATTGATTATGTATCTACGCATCATTACTATTTTTGGTCACCACTAGAAAAAACAGTGATTCTACCAATGGCGGCATTTGGGTTAACGTATGCACAATTCATGGGCATTATTTGGCCTTTGCTTGTTGTATCAATTGCATTCATACTCGCATATTTAATTTGGGGAGTAAAAGAATCAGATGTACAGTTGAATAACTGTGAAACACCTATCAAAGTAAGTCGTATCACACGTTATGTTTTGCCCTATGCTTTTGGTGTAGGTGCAATAATTGCTGGAGTAGACTTTCTTTGGGCATTTGGTGCTCTTACAGTTTACTACATGATCTGTACAACTACGTTTGATGTTAAAAAGCTACTTGGTTATGTTGATTGGAAATTAGTAGCCTGGGTAGCAGTTATTATCACACTAGCAAATATCGTGCGAGAAAACACAGATACTATTAAAACAGGATTAGAAACAGTAGGATTAGACATCAACACTTGGGCAGGATTTTTAGGTATTAGTGCGTTAAGTTTTGGTGGTGCGTTTGCACTAGGAAGTAGTTCCCGCTTTGGTGCTATTACTGTTTTGTTAGCAAGTATATACGGTATTGAATACTTGCCATGGTTTTTTGCTGTAGACTTTGTAG